GGTTCCCACCGTCGAGTCCAAGGTCGAGACGACCACGGACAACGACATCCTCCGCAGCCTTCTGACTGGCGAGATTCGCGGTCACGTCTTCGAGACGCGGAACACCGCTACCCCGATGAGCACCTCCGCTGACGCGGAACTCGTGCCTGAGGGCTTCTACGACCAGATTCAGGAAATCCTTCGCTTCACTGGTCCCGCGTTCCAGCCGGGCCTGTACACCATCCTGAACACGGCGTCGGGGAACGACATCAAGGTTCCGCGTCAGACCGCTTTCTCGGCCGCCACGGCGACCGCTGAGGGCGCGCAGTTCGCCGTCTCCAACCCGACCGGCGAGTCCTTCACCCTGAAGTCGCAGAAGGTCGGCGTTCTTCTGAAGACCAGCCGCGAGATCATCGAGGACAGCGGTATTCCGCTCGTCCCGTACCTCGCCCGTCAGGCCGGTGAGGCTGTCGGGTACAAGGTCAACGAACTTCTCGCGGTCGGGACCGGCACGGTCGAGCCGCAGGGCATCTTCGACGCCGCTGGTTCGGGCGTCACGGGTGGCACCGCGACCGGCGCGTTCACCGCTGACAACCTGATCGACCTGCTCCACTCGGTCGACTCGGCTGTTGCGGCGCGTCCGGCCACGGCCCTTCAGATGAGCCGTGCGACCCTCGGTGCGGTCCGCAAGCTGAAGGACGGCGACGGGCGCTACCTGTTCGAGTACGGGGCTGCTGGTGAGCCGCGTATCCTCGGCGAGCGCATCGTTGAGAACCCGTTTGCTCCCGCCGTTGGTGCCGGCAACAAGTCGGTCATCTACGGTGACATGAGCAGCTACCACGTCCGTCAGGTCGGGGGTATTGAGGTTGCGCGTAGCGACGACTTCGCCTTCGACACGGATGAGGTCGTGTGGCGTGTGTCCATGCGCGTCTGGGGTGATTTGGGACAGTCCGCGAACGTCAAGTACTTCGAGGGCGGTTCGTGATCTGACTGGTAAGTTCCGGGGCGGGTCGGCAGCGCAGGGTCGGCCCGCCCCGGTACCTGCGTCCCTGCGCTGACAAGTGAGATGTAAGTGGGAAAGCCTGCGCGTAGTCCCCGAGTTCATTGGTTTTCTAATCATCCTGAGATGGGTACTGGGTATGGCACTCAGTCTGCTCAGGTGTTGCGGCGTCTGAAGCGGCGAGGTCATCCGACTTCGGTCCATGCGAACTTTGGCCATCTGAACAAGATTGGCAAGTGGCACGGCATCCCGGTGTACCCGCAGGGGTACGATTCGTGGTCGCAGGATGTCATCATTTCCCACTATCGGGACGTGCAGATTCAGGCCGACACGCCTCTCGTCCTTGCGACGCTGTGTGACGTGTGGGTGCTTGCGAACCCGCGTCTAGACGACATTGACACGATTTGGTCGTGGGTGCCTATAGACGAACGTGACGCCTATTGCCATGTCGAAGCACGGTTCGTCGGCTCTCGCGGCGAAGGGCATCCATCACGTTTACATCCCGCACGCTTTGGAGAAGCATTGGAAGCCTTCGGAGTTCAAGACTGACCCGTGGCCCGGCAAGTTCGTCGTCACCATGCCGCAGGCCAATAAGGGGGTTCTCCCGTCTCGAAAGCAATGGGGCGAGAACCTGCTCGCGTTCTCCATTTTCGCCCGTGACAAGGACGACGTGGTTCTTTACCTGCACACGGACCTGACAGGTTCGGGGCATGGCATCGACCTCGGGGCGCTCATCAAGGCGTGTGGCATCCCGCAGGAGAAGATTCGGGTTGTCGACCAGTACGAGCACCGGATGGGTGTGGACGATGACACGATGGCGGCCATCTACTCCCGGTCTGACGTGCTCCTGTCCGCTTCGGCCGGTGAGGGGTTTGGGCTGCCGGTGTTGGAGGCGCAGGCGTGCGGCACTCCGGTGATCGTGTCGAACTTTTCGGCGCAGCCGGAGCTGGTCGGGGACGGGTGGATTGCGCAGGTTCAGCCGCAGTGGAATCCGACGCAGTTGGAGTGGTTCTCGACGCCGCTGGTGCCGTCTATTGTCGAGGCGTTGGAGAAGGCGTACGAGCGTGGCCCGTACAAGGTTTCGGAGCAGGCTGTGGAGTTTGCGAAGCAGTATGACGCGGACAAGGTGTTTGATGAGGGTTGGGTGCCGCTGCTGGACGGTGCGGCATGAGGCTTCTCTGGCTGTCTCACCAGTTCGCGGCGTCTGAGCCGCAGCCGAAGCGCACAGGGCTGCTGCCGGGCCTGTATGCCGGTGGCGCGGAGATGTCGACCGAGGAGATGCTCGCGCAGGCTCCCGACGGTGTGGAGGTTGTCCGCCACCATCTGCCGCTGCCCCTGCCGGACCTTGACGAGTACGACCTTATTGTTGTCGGTGCGACGGAACATCTGAAGCCGGCGATGCAGACGGCGCTGCTGCCATACCGGCCCGTCGTATGGGTTCGGTCGCCGCAGCAGTCGTGGCGGATGGAACTGTTCCGTGCCGCCCGGCTCATGGTCTGGCCGTCCCACGAGTGCGCACGCTGGCACACATGGTTCGACCTGCCCTACCAGATTTGCCCTGCCCCGATGGACGTGTCCGCCATCCCACGAGACGGCGTGAAAGAGAACGTGGCGTTGTGGGCGGGCCGGAACATTTGGCACAAGAACCCTGACGGGGCGCGCAAGTGGGCCGAGGAAAACGGCATCCCGTTCCGTGCCGTGACCGACGCCGACCGGGAGACGGTGCTGGCAGAGATGGCGACCGCCAAGTATTTCGTTCACCTGCCGAAGAACATCATCGACCCGTGTCCGCGTACTGTGATCGAGGCGCAGATTGCGGGCTGTGAAATCGTCACGAACGAGTTGTGTGGCAGGGTGCCGGGCGACACTCCCGACGAGGTTGCCGATTTCGTGTCTGGCGCTGGCGAAAGGTTCTGGGAATGGACGCTGAACGCCTGATTGCGCTCGAAGCGCAGTTCTCTCCCGCCGTGGAGAAGGGCCGGGGGGTTTTCTCTCCGAAGGACAGGAACCCTCATGCGCCGTGGAACCTCGGTGGCGACAAGATGGCGGCGGACCGGAACAACTACGCCCACGTCTACTCTGCACTGCTGAAAGACCTGAACCCGCAGCTCGTCGTGGAGTTGGGCGTGTTCCGTGGCGCGTCGCTGGCGCTGTGGTGTCACCTGTACCCCGAGGCGCTCGTCGTCGGCCTCGACCTTGATTTTGAGCGGTTCAAGGAGAACCGTCCCGCTCTCGTGTCACGGGGCGCGTTCACCTACAACCAACCGATCCTGCACGAGTGGGACGCCTACGGCGAGGACACCGATTTCCTTGCCGACCTGCCGGGCATCGACCTGTTCGTGGATGACGGGCCGCACACGCGGGATGCTATTACGAACACGGTCCGGCTGATCGCCCCGCTGATGAACCCCGGCGGCGTGTACGTCGTGGAGGACTTCCCCGGCGGCGGCGACATTCTCCGCGACTTCTTCCCGAACGCGCAGATTATTTACGCAGGTCGTATCTCGGCAGCGAGGCTGTAGACTGCTGCGGCCCGGAGGTTCCTGATGGCTAACTATGCGACCGTGAACGAGCTGAAGGCTGCGCTGCGCATCAGCGACAACGTGGACGACACGCTGCTGAACACCGCTCTCACGTCCGCATCGGCGTGGGTTGACGGCTGGTGCAACCGTTCGTTCGAGGCCGCCGGAACCGCCGTGACCTACCGGGACTACATCCCTACCGGCACGTTCGAGACGCTGTTTATCGACGACGCGGTGGAAATCACCGAGATTCGCGTTGACGACGACCTTGACCGGACGTTTGCGGAGACGCTGCGGACTATCGACTGGCAGGCGGAGCCGGTCAACGAGACGACGTATGGCATTTCCCTCCCGTACTACCGGGTGAAGCCGTTTGAGGATGGATACTGGCCGACGTGGCGCGGTCAGGCCACCGTCCGCGTGTACGCCCGTTACGGATGGCCGGAGATTCCCGAGGCCGTCCACGAGGCGACCATTCTTCAGGCGTCCCGCCTGTTCACCCGTCTTGACTCGCCGCTGGGAGTGGCAGGGTTTGGTGACATGGGGGCGATGCGGGTGTCGCGGTTTGCGGACCCGGATGTTGAGTTGCTGCTTCAGCCCTATCGGAAGATTCGGTTCGCATGAGCAAGCTCGCGGACATTCGTGACGGTCTTGCGGATGCGATGGGGACGATTTCCGGCCTTCGCACGTCCGCGACGGTGCCGGACTACCCGCGTCCGCCTATCGCCATCGTCCTGCCTGACCGGATCGTGTACGACCTGAACGCAAAGCGGGGCGCGGACACCTACTTTTTCACCATCATGCTGCTTGTCGGCCGTGCGGATGACCGGGCCGCGCAGAACAACCTTGACGCTTTTATCGTGGGGGATGGTTCTATCAAGGCTGCGGTGGAGTCTGACCGGACGCTCGGTGGAGCTGCGAACACTTGCCGAGTGACGGAGATGGGCAACTATTCTTCTATGTCTGTTGGCGATACGCTGTATCTTGCAGCGTCGTTCACCGTGGAGGTGGTCGCATGAGTTTTCGAGTGATGAGTAACAGGCTTGCGTGGCCTGCTGGCACCGTTTTGGGTGCGGGCGACCTCGCAGGGTGTAACATCGACGCGCTGGTGCAGGGTGGTCATCTTGCACCTGCGGGCAAGCGGACGCCATCCGATGAGGTTCCGGTTAGTCCACGAGGTAAGCGTAAGGTCGAGCCGGTGGCCCCGGTGACCGAAGACGATTCGGCTGAGGAGCCGGAGGAGCAGGAATAATGGCACGCATCGTTCTCACGGACGTTGGGGTTGTGCTCGGCGGCGTTGACCTGTCCGACCACATCGCTAGCGTCGAGATTTCCCAGAACTTCGACGCCGTTGAGACGACGGCGTTTGGTGACGGTGGCCGCACTCGCGTCGCCGGGCTGGAGGACTCCACCCTGTCCCTGTCGTTCCATCAGGACTTCGACACGGGTGAGGTTGACGCCACGATCGCGCCGCTCGTCGGTGGCACCGCGTCGTTCGACCTCGCGCCTTTCGGCACGGGTGTTGCTGCGGCTGGCACGGCCCCCCGGTACACCGGCACCGTTCTGGTCACCGAGTGGACCGCGCTGAACGGCGCTGTCGGCGACCTCTCCACCGCTGATGTGACGTGGCCCGTTGTCGGTCAGGTTGCGCGAGGGACTGGTGCATGATTTCCCTCACCCTGCGCGTAACCCACAACGGTGACACGAACGACTATCAGGTCGGCCCGAAGGTGCAGGTTGCTTTTGAGCGCGAGTGGAAGGTCGGGATGCCGAAGGCGTTCTCGGCCGACCAGCGCGTAGAGCACATGTACTGGCTGGGCTGGAAGGCTCAGCAGGCCGCTGGTGTTGCGGTGAAGCCGTTTGACAGTTGGCTTGAAGGCGTAGAGTCCGTCGAGGTAGTGAGCGGCGCAGAAGCCCCTTTATAAGAAATGGGGTGACGATGCTCGTGGCGCAGATGTCGATTGCCACGGGCATCGCGCCGAACGACCTTCTGGACACTCCGCCCGAGGTCTTTCGTGCGATGCTGAAGGTGCTTCAGGATCGTGCGAAGGAGTCAAAGAAGGCGGCGAATCGGCGTGCTTGACTGGGAACTGACCATCCGGGGGTACCGAGGTACCCGCCGTCTTATGCGCGAGCTGGAACCTGAACTGCTCCGTGAGATGGACCGGACGGTCAAGAAGAAGTTGGAGCCGATTCGCGTTCAGGCAAAGCGTCTTGTTCCCGGCACGCTGCCGCTGCGCAACTGGAAGACGCCCCACAACCCGTATTCGCAGCCGTCGTACTCGCCGTATGGGCGACGGTGGGATTACGAGCGGTTGGAGTGGGATACGACGATGGCCCGGAAGGGCATCGTGGTCCGCCAGCCGAAGCGCCGGCGTCGCGGTCAGGTAACCCGGTCGCTGTACCAGTTGCAGTCGAACAACCCGTCTGCGGCCGTGTACGAGCTGATGGGGCGGGGCAAGTCCGGCGTGAACATGGTAGGGAACCTTGGCCGGAAGTATCCGGGGACGGGCCGTGTCCTGTACCGGGCGTTCGACCGTTATGGTGGGGATAAGATTGAGAAGGAT